ATTTCTATATTACGACAATAAGTGTATCAGGAGAATCAGCCCCTTATGTTTCTAGAGGATTGAAATTTATATCTTTATCCGAATGGCGAAGATATTTAAGAGATCAAGAAAACGCAGACGATGCAGATACACAGAACTATGGTGAGCCTAGATACGTTATACGAAGCCCTGACCATCGTAAGTTTGGTCTTAGCCCTATACCAGATAAAGTATATAATATTCACTTTTATGCTTACACTAAACCAACTGCTTTATCAGCATACGATGATGCTATTGTTCTTCCCGACCAATACTCGCCTGTTATATTAGCTAGAACTAGGTACTATGTACATCAATTTAAAGAGAATAACCAACAAGCAGCTTTTGCATTAGATGATTATAAGAAAGGCATGAAGCATATGAAGTCTAATTTAATTAATCCACAACCAAAGAATATGACTGATGATAGGATTTATTTCTGATGGCAGCTTCACAGCCCTTTTCAGTTCCCCTTAGAGGAGGCTTAAATAAATCTACAAATGCACTATCTCTTTTACAAACTCCGGGAATAGCTACAAAGTTAGAAAACTTTGAAGTAGATATAAAAGGTGGATACAGACGTATTAATGGCTATTCTCAATTAGGAGATGGCACACGACCAAACAGCAGTAATGATATATTAGGTCTTTATGTATATGCAGATGGAGTAGTAGCTTGTTCAGGAACAAATATATACTTTAGTCTTGATGGCGATAGTTGGTTACAACTGAATAAAGCTAGTGTTGCAGGAGGTGGAGATAACTACAGTACTTTTACAGGACGTAGCGCATCTGCCAGAACTTCACAAAGTAAAGCACACTTTGCTACTTATGAAGGCGATACAATCTATGGAGAGCTTATAGTTACTGACGAAGGTTCTGGAGTAAAACCTTTCTATTTTAAAATGACAGGTACTGGAGCATTAAGCGGAAGAACTTATTTCGCTAAAGAAATTACAGTAAGTGGAACACATTATCCTAAATACTGTGTGATACATGATAAACATTTAGTAGTTGCTGGAGCAGCTACAGCTTTAAACACTATATATTATAGTGGTACAAGTGACATAGATGATTTTACATCAACAGGTTCTGGTAGTATTGTACTCGATGACCAAGTAGTAGGTTTAAAATCTTTCCGTGATGAATTATTTATATTTTGTAAGAACTCTATATATAAACTGCAGAATATAAATAACTCAAGTACGATAGCTATTGTACCAGTTACTAAAAACGTAGGTTGCGTAGATGGTAAGACTATTCAAGAGTTTGCAGGTGACTTGATCTTTCTTGCTCCTGATGGTTTCAGAACGATTGCAGGTACAGCAAGAATCGGTGACGTAGAACTTGGAACTGTAAGTAAAGCTATACAACCTATTATTAATACTATTCTTAGTAGTGATTCAACATATGAATTTAGTAGTGTAGTATTAAGAGATAAGTCGCAATATAGAATGTATTATAGTACTAGCGGAGCTTCGGCTGCTTCATCAAAGGGAATTATAGGTACGTTAAGACCTGAAGGGTTTGAATGGGCTGAGACAGCCGGAATACAAGCTCCTGCTGTTACTTCTGGTTTTAACTACTCAGGTAAAGAGAAAACATATCACGGAGATAGAGATGGGTATGTTTATAACCACGATACAGGTAACTCTTTTAACCCTGCAGGTACAGAAACTAATATAGTAGCACAGTATCAATCGCCTGATTTTGATTATGGAGATTTTGGAACTTTAAAGACTTTAGATTATCTTAAAATTTCTATATCACCAGAAGGTGAAATACAACCAACGTTGAGAATACGTTATGATTACGATAGTACCGATGTTCCTCAACCGTTAGATGCTACTCTTACAGAAGTACCTACGCCTTCTCTTTTTGGAACTGCTGTTTTTGGAACGAATATATTAGGTGCGCAATCACAGCCTTTAATTAGGCAGGCTTTAACAGGAAGCGGATATAGTAACTTCTTTAAAATTTTTAGTAATGATACAAATGCTCCATACACATTAAATGGATTATATATAAACTATAGACCATCAGGAAGACAATAATAATAAGAGAGAATTAAACTATGGCTCAAACATATACCAGACAAAGTTCTATGTCAGATGGCGATACCATCACAGCAGCACTTTTTAATAACGAATATAATCAACTTTTAAATGCCTTTGCTTACAGTTCAAGCAGCGCATCGTCTACAGGACATAGACATGATGGTACAGCAGCTCAAGGTGGTAACATCTATCGTATAGGTGATCTGGACTTCCTTAATAAAATAGAGTCAGACAGTACTAATAATAGATGGGGAATCTATGTAGAAGTATCTAGTGCAGCCGTAGAACAAATAAGAATACAAGATGGTGCTATTGTACCAGTTACTGATAATGATATTGACTTAGGTACAAGCTCTGTAGAGTTTAAAGATGCTTACTTCGATGGTACAGTAACTACTGATGCTCTAGTAGCTGATACAGCAGATATAAATGGTGGTACAGTAGATGGAGCTACTGTTGGAGCTAACTCAGCTAGTTCAGGTGCTTTCACAACTATAACAGCTAGTAGCTCTATTACAGGCTCTGGTACAGTACAAGGTACAACTATTACAGCTACTACAGCTTTTGTACCTGATGCTTCTGATGGTGCTGCACTAGGAACAAGCTCTTTAGAGTTTTCAGACTTATTCCTTGCCGATGGAGCAGTAATAAATTTTGGAGATGACCAAGACGTATCCCTAACACATGTTGCGGATACCGGACTTTTGTTGTCTAGTACAGATCAGTTACAGTTTGGTGATTCAGGTACTTACATATATCAATCAGCAGATGGTGTTTTAGACTTAGTAGCCGATACAGAGATTGAGATTAATGCTACTACTATTGATATTAATGGTAACGTAGATGTATCCGGTACACTAACTGTTGCAGGCGCAGTAGACTTTGGAGATGCTGCACTAAGTAACGTAGGCGCAGTACAGCTTGATAGCATTGCAGGCGATGGAGATACTAATACTTCAATTACCTTTAGTGGCTCTGATGTAATTACTATTACAGCAGGTGGTGATACTCAGTTTACTTTTAATAACGGATCTATACTTCCTACTACAGATAACGATATTGATCTAGGTTCAAGCTCATATGAATTTAAAGATGGTTACTTTGATGGAACTGTCTATGCAGACGCTATAAACTTTAACGGTACTGCAATCGCAGCTACGGCAGCAGAACTAAATATAATGGATGGTGACACAAGTGCATCATCTACAACACTAGCCGATGCAGATAGAGTTGTTGTTAATGACAACGGCACAATGAAGCAAGTTGCTCTTACTGACTTTGAAACTTACTTTGAAAGCTCTATAGATACTATTGCAAACTTTGAAGTCACTACAGAATTACAAACTCCTTTAATCGCTTTTACAGATGGTGATGATGCTATACAGATAGCAGATGGTGGTGGAGTTACAATGGCTGCTGGATTAACTTCTACGGCTGCTGCAAACTCTTTAGGAGCTACAAGTTTTAACGATGCAGATATTACTAACGTAGGTTCAGTTCAATTAGATAGCATCGCTGGTGATGGTGATACCAATACCTCTATAACTTTCTCAGGCTCAGATGTAATAACTGTTGCAGCAGGAGGAGATAATCAAGTTACATTTACAAATGGAGCTATTGTACCTTCTACAGATAATGACATAGATTTAGGAACAAGTTCTGTTGAATTTAAAGATGCCTTTTTTGATGGCACAGTAACCTCAGATGCTTTTGCAGGTCCTTTAACAGGAGATGTTACAGGTACAGCAGACCTTGCTACAAGTGTAACAGTTAGTGCAAATAACAGTACTGATGAAACAGTTTATCCAGCTTTTGTTGATGGCGCAACAGGTACGCAAGGAATTGAAACAGACACAGGTTTAACTTACAATCCTAGTACAGGAATGTTGACTTCTACAGGTGTTACTTCAACATTTACAGGTAATATAACAGGTAATGTTACAGGTAATACTTCTGGAACAGCAGCTACAGTAACGACTGCAGCCCAAACAAATATAACAAGTCTTGGAACTCTTACAGCTTTAACAGTTGATGATGTTGCAATAGATGGTAAAGTAATTACAATGACAGGTTCTTCTAGTGATACTGCTACTATAACAGCAGGCACTAACGGAACATTAGATATTGTTACAACTGATGCAGCAGCAGCAGCAGCGAATATTCAAATAACAGCAGACGGTACTGCAGAACTTGCAGGTACTACAGTTACGTTAGATTCAGGTGGTGGAATAACATTAGATGCAGATAGTGGAACAATTACTTTTGCAGACGGAGGTTCTTCACTAGGAACTATTACTTCATCAGGATATAGTGGTACTTCAGCTACAGTTACTGTTACAGACAGTACAGCAAATACTAACTTCCCTATCGTTTTTCATAACGAATCAAATGGACTATTAGACGATACAGGAGCATTAAGATATAACCCAAGCACAGGAACACTACTAGCTCCAAACCTAAGTGTTGCAGGTACTACAACTACTGTTGATACTGTTACGATGGAAGCGAGCAACGCTATCATCTTTGAAGGAGCTACAGCAGATGCTAACGAAACTACACTAAGTATTGTTGATCCTACTGCAGACCACACACAGTATTTAATAAATCAAGGTGGATATATTCCAGTATTAGCAGCAGCTACAACAACTGCTATTTCTTCTACACCTGCAGAACTAAATCTTCTTGATGGTTCTTCAGCAGGTACAGTAGTCAATTCAAAAGCTGTTATATACAGCTCTGATGGTGATATTACTGTAGGAGATAATCTTGCTTTAACATCGGATTCGGCTGAAGTAACTTTCGGAGCAGACTCTGAAGTTAAAATAATACATACTGCTGATACAGGTCTTATATTAAAACATACAGCTACTGCAGATGATAAGCCTATTTCACTTACACTTCAAACAGGTGAAACAGACATAGCAGCTAATGATGTTATTGGTAAGATAAACTTCCAAGCTCCTGATGAAGGCACAGGCACAGATGCTATATTAGTAGCTGCAGGAATACAAGCTATCTCTGAAGGTGATTTTAGCTCATCAAGTAATGCCACAAGCTTACAGCTTATGACAGGAGCTAGTGAAGCTGCAACAGCTAAGATGACTGTAACATCGGGCGGAAAGGTTGGTATTGCAAACACAAGCCCTGATGTAAGTCTCGATCTCGGCTCTAATACAGATGCTGTTCATGTACCTGCAGGAACTACAGCACAACGTCCGGGAAGCCCGGCAGCAGGTTACTTTAGATATAACAGTACAACTGGAAAATTCGAAGGGTATACAGATTCTTGGGGCGCTATTGGAGGCGGTTCTGGTACTAACATGGATACTAATACCTATGCTGGAGATGGTTCGGACACGACTTTTACCCTTTCTACAGCTCCAGATGATGAAGATAACTTAATGGTCTTTATAGACGGTGTGTTCCAAGCACACGATACTTTCTCTGTTTCAGGAACTACGCTTACGTTTGCTACAGCTCCTGCAGATGGTAGAGTTATTACAGTCTATCACAGCACAACAACTGTAGGTGGATCTAATAACACAATAAATACAATGACAGGAGATGCGTCAGACACTACTCTGACTCTTAGCGTAGCTCCGGTGCATGAGAATAATGTTCAAGTATTCTTTGACGGAGTTTATCAATCAAAGTCTAACTACAGTATTAGTGGTACTACACTTACATTTAGTACTGCACCTCCTGATGATGTCTTAGTAGAAGCTATTACTAATACAAATACTACAAGTACTACAGCTAATCAACTTATTGACGCAGACTCGGATACCCTCATTCAAGTCGAGGAGAGTTCTGACGAAGATAAAATACGTTTCGATACTGGCGGTACTGAACGTATGATAATTGACAGTACAGGTTTAGGTATAGGAACTTCAAGTCCTTACCAAAAAATGCATTTACAAGATGGTCATTTTGTAATTAGAACAAATAGTGCTGATGCAGATGATAATAATGTATGGTTTCAAAAATCCAGAAACGCTACTGACGGTTCACATACAGTAGTACAAGATGGAGATGATTTAGGCTCAATAATTTGGGATGGCTCAGACGGTAACAGTTTTGAGTCTGCTGTAAAACTAATGGCAGAAGTTGACGGTACTCCGGGTGATGGAGATATGCCGGGAAGGTTAGTTTTTATGACTTCAGCAGATGGTGCAGCAAGTCCAACTGAAAGGATGCGCATTGGTAGTAATGGCAGAGTTGGTATTGGTACTACTTCAGCACGTGGAGCATTAGATGTTGTTGTCGATCACGCAGTTGGCTATGTCATAACTGCTCAGAATGACGGTAATAACCAAAACAGATACGGCATAAAATTACAAGTTGGATCTGATGATGGTTCTGGAACTAGTTATTTATTAGATTTTTTTGATGGAGATGGTACTAATATAGGGGCTGTAACTAATTCAGGAGGTACGGTTTCTTATGGAGCTTTCACAGCCCATCACCCTTGTGTAATTCCTGATGAAGATAATAACGAAAAATCAACAGAACCTGCTTATTCTTATGGAACATTGTTAGAAACTACTTCTTTAAGTTATTTAAAGAGCAGCGATGGTTCAGATACTGACAGAGGAATTATATATAACGTACAAAAATCATCAGGAGCTTATTCAAGAAAAGTATTAGGAGCCTATGGCAATTCTATGAATCAAGGACCAGAAGAGGAAACAAATAAACATCAAGTTTTAATATTAGGTGATGGACATATCCTTTGTAATAACGAAAAAGGAAATATTTCTGTAGGTGATGGAATCTGTACATCGTCTACGGCTGGTATAGGTATGAAAGCAGACAAGATGGCAATGATTATAGGTATTGCTCAAGAGGACGTAACATTTACAGGCAGTGAAACTAAACTTGTACCAGTTCAATATGGATTACAACAGTTCACACCTTGGACATAAACACTAGAGGACGCATAATATGGCAATAACAAAAGTAACAGGAGCAATGCTTGGGAACTACACCGGAGGCTCTGCAGACGATACAGTAGTTGTAGGCGATGGAGCTGGTGATGCCATTACTACAGGAACAGATAATACCTTTTTAGGTGATAACGCAGGTAGTGCAAATACTACCGCATCGAA